GTATGCGCTTGCATACTTACGACCAAACTTGAAGAAGTTACCAAAAGTAACAGGATCAAGATAACCAGCAATAGGCTGTAGTTCGATAGGGCGGTTTGTAATTGGTGTCCCGGTCAACACAACCTTGCGATTTGCTTTGATGCCTACAGCAACGCCAGTGCGCTTTGCTTTTGGGTTCTTGATGTAGTGAGCCTCATCCATAATAACGAGATCCCAAGTACGTGCGTTGATTGCATCTTGGTGCTTGGTCAGAACGTCGTAGTTAATGATAACCACGTCAGGCGTCTCAGGGATCTGCTCACCACCACCGTTAACGATCTGAATGTCACGCTCCGTAACAAGCCATTTGGTCATTTCGTTCTTCCAGTTGATCTTGAGAGACGCTGGGCATACAACCAAAACGGTTTTAGGAGCTGTAGCATTGATCACGCCGATAGCTTGTATGGTTTTACCTAGACCCATTTCATCACCGATCAGCGTAGATTGACGCTGTGTCGCATAAGCGATGCCAGCTTTTTGATACGGAAGATAAGACAGTCCAGCCGGGACCGGGATCTCGATATCTGCATCTACAGCTTGAGAATCAGCAATCGCCTGATCGTTATCTCTGAGGCGGGTAACAACCCACTGATCATCGACTTTGCGCACAGAGTAACCAGCAGCTTTGACTGCTGCTTTACGCTCGCGCCATACCTGCCAGAAGTCTGAGTTAGGCTTGGCAGTGCTGATAAAACGTCCATCTGTGTGGATCGTCTCTGCTGACCAATCTAGTTTTAATTCCATTTTTGTCTCCGGTTTTGCGTATCTATATTGTTAATATACACAATACCGTGTCCATGTGCAAGTTTTTGTACATATGTAGCTAGGCATAAAAAAAGAGGGCCGAAGCCCTCTTTCTCAGTAGTTGAGTAATAAACCCTACTGTTGGTTCAATTAAGCACCTTGCGAGCCGTAGATTCCTCTCCAATCAGAGAAACCAAAGCTGTAACGCTCTCTAGCCTTGTAACGAATGTTGCCAGTCGTAAAGTCTGGCTCCATGCTAGTTTCCATAGCTGTTCTTTGGAACATCTTAAGGCCTTCACCTGACTCCGTAACCGTAGTCATCAAGAAGAAAGCATCAGGGTCATTCAGGTAATGGTTAACAGTGTAACCGCCCGGAATAACTCCAGTGTTCCTAATTGAGTTTAGGTCGTTGTCAGCTGTTCCTACTCTGCCCGGTGAGTTAAGGATCCTATCAGCAACAAACACTAGCTGTGGTGGAACCACAAGCTTTGTAGCCTGTACTGAGATCGTTAGACCCCTGTCATCAGTAAAAGTAGAAATATCAATCAGAGCATCTTCGAGACTAGTCTCGTTCAAGTCTGCCATGGTTGTTGCTCTGTTCGCAGCAGTACCACCACCCGCAAGTGGGTGTCCTGTGTTGATCAGAGAAACGCCATCGCCACCTGTAAAGGATGAGCTGAATGCGTTATTGAGTACGTCCGCGCCTTTCACTTCTTTGGTGTGAGCCATAGATTGTGCAAGTGCTTTTACATACCTTTTACCAAGAGAATCGTAAAGATTGTCTTCGATTGCCTCTTCGGTCAAAGCAAAAGCAAGCGCGACAGTGTCGTGCGTATATCTTGCTGTGAAACCTTCATTAGCATTATCGAAAGCAACCCCTGCTCCCTCTGTTTTTGTCGGTGCGCTACCGAAGCCTGTAATTAAGACCTCTTCCTCGAAAGCCCTTTGACTGTCCTCAACACTAAAGATGTCAGCGTATTCCTGACCTCCATAACTGTCGTATGACATACCAAATAAGCTATTAAGTCCGGGTTCTAATTCCTTGGCTAATTGCGCTCTTGAAATCGCCATCTAATTAACCTCCTAAGCTAACCCGGCGCCTTTAACACCGAATATATGGTTTTGAATAACAACATATACATTTGTTGCATCCGATGAGACATCGTCGTTGTCAGGATCTTCTGAAATGTCGATTGCCTTAACAGACAAAGTCGTTCCAGTTCCACCATCACTGACGTTAAGTTCAGCTCCTGAAATACCAGTAACGGTACTTCCAGCTGATGTATACACAATGTCGAAATTGCCAAACAGGTCTGCAATAGGGAACGCTGCGTTGCACTGTACCTCAAACACTACGTTTGGGTCGTCTATTATAAAAGCTATAATATCCGACGCATTTGTAGATGCGGGGTAAAAGTTGCTAAACACTTGCTCCTTAGTTGTAGGGTCCGTGTATTGACACCCATTAAATACACCTACGATGGGAACCGTCCCACCATCGGCGTGAACCTCAACGGTTCCACCAGTGACTTGAGCTACCATATCGCCTTGAAATATGCTTGTTCCGTAGTTCGCGGCTATACGATATCGACTCGATCCACCAGTGTATGGCGCTCCACCAATCATTTTGACTGGTTTCATGCCAAAAGCGGCATCTCTATTAGCCATGATACACTCCTATCATTGTTTACCGAAGGTCACTTTGGTATCCCTCTGAGGATTGTATTTAACGTATCGGTCATCTTTTCTTGAATCGTTGAAAACTGTGTTATCCAAAGCTTGCACCTGATCCAAGTTTTTTTGTTGATAATATTCGTTACGTTGTTCTACCATCTCAGTGGGCATTTTGCCCAAAACTAAACCTTCATTGTTAATAATGCCAGTTTCTTTCCCTACTTCTGTTGTTGACATGTGCTGCCATTCAGCAGGAAGTTCTTCCAATTTAACAAGCTCCCATCCTTCACGGATTCGTCTTGAAACATTAGATCGATCTTCTTGCCCCAACATAGCGGTCCTGATCCACCTGTATGTCATACCCGGTGGTGCAGGGGGCGCTTCTAGGTTCCGTACCGGCCTCCATGGTTTACTACGAAGATTATTATCGTGAGCTTCGGATTCACGCGAGTTTCGATTCGTTACTTTCTTTTCATTAGTTGTCATATTGCCTCCCTTTGAGCAATTTTTTGCTTCTCTTGAGCTACTCGTTTCAACCAGTCTTGTTCAGACATGTTGTGCGGTTTTAGCCCTCGAAGGCGCTCGACTTCTGATTTCGAGAAAGTTACGCCGTTCTTTTTACTACGTGTTTGTTGACGACTTCCAACGGAAGCGGATGCGACTCTTTGCACGGAGGGTCTACCATCCTTTTGACCGTCACCCTCACCTGCGGATTGCAAGTGTGGATAAACTTTATAAATTCGGTTATTCAGCTCACCATAGTAGTCTTCTGAGTCTGGCTCAAAACCTTCATTGATAAGCATGTTATGTTGGAAAAAAGCAAACTGTGTTGCTTCTAAATGAGCAGGATCTTCTTGGTTTCCGTACCACTTATTATTCTCGTACCAACCCAAAGCCTCTTCTGTAGGCTGAACCGCTTCTTGTTGTTGTGCGGCTGGCTGTTGGTAGTAAGACTGATCGACTTGCTGCGCTTGTGGAGCTTGTTCTCTCCTACGCTTTGCCACTTTGATCTTTTCTTTTTGGATCCTGAGATCGCCTTTTAGATCATCGGCTTTGCTCATCAATTCAGCATCACCAGATTCCACAGCACGTTTGTATAGATCTGCTGCTTCGCGCTCTTTAGCTTCTAGCGCCTCTTCTTCTTTTTGTAAAACGGTATCTTCTTGCGCTTGGTAGCTTTGTTGATAAGCAGATAGTTGCTCTTGTTGCTGACGCGCAATTTGCTCAAAATACGCAGCCCGATCTTCGGCGGCTTTTACTTGCGCATTCTTTTTGTTGATTCGCTTGCTTACACTTTTAGTGTAATTGTCCAGCTCGTCATCCGGGCTGGCTGTTTGTGATTCGACAGCAGCATCCTCTTGGATATCTACTTCGACTTCTTCGACTTGGGTTTCTAGGTTTTCGTTGTTTTCAATCATGGTTACACGCTCATTATATCATCTGGATTAAGGATTGTGGCTATGACTTCGTCATCGTTAATAATTCTGACTTCAGCGCCGTCTTCAAGTTTGAAACGAGAACCAGCGTAACGACCAATCATCACCCATTGCTTTTCTTCGCACCATGGTGTGTCGCCGAAACGATTTTTGTCGTTATAACACTGAGGTCCCATCTTCACAACATAAGCAACAACAGTAGCCAAAGACTCTCTTTCTCTAGTTTCACTAGTTAAGAGAATACCGCCTTTAGTTGTGTTTTTTCCGCCGTATGGCAAAACCAGCATGCGCCAACCTGTTGGTTGAGGCATTCGTTCTAAGACTGATTTATCTAACAGGGTAGGATCGAGGACCCTATCGTCGGTATCGACGTAGGCATCTACGATTGCTTTTTTTGCTTGTTCAGACATTTATCACAATTCCTTGTTATATTCTTTTATCTCCGATTCGATATAGTATAACGCAGAAAGCTCGCCTTGCAAAAATTTATAATGTTCTATACTTTCTAATGCTCCCGACATAAGTGTCTCGCTTATCTGAGACTCTCTATCTTTGATCACTTTCTTGATCTTGTCGTGAAGCGTTAAATCGTCCATTAAGATCTGACTTTAAACTTCAGCCCCTTAGTTGCGGCACCCTTGCCTCTAACGTCAATAATTTTTTCTACGCCGAGATTTTTCATTTCGCCGTCAACCATCTTAGCAATGGTTTTTTTCTTCAGTTTGTATTTTGTATAACCTTCCATAATTATCCTTTCTTTTTAGCTGGTCTGCCACGCTTCTTAGGAGCTGGCTTTTTCGCAACAGGCTTTTCTTCCTCTACGACTGGTTCTGGTTCTGGCGTAGGCTCTGGCTCTGCCGGGGCAGGTTCGCCTTTTGCGATACGCGCTAATTTTTTTGCAAGACGAGCTTCGTTCTCAGCTTGTGCTTTTGCTTCCTCTGCTGTTTTTACAGACAATGCCTCAGCTTCAGCTTCACGCTCAAGTTTTTTTTGAGCTTTGAGTTCTTTAATCGCCTCTTTTTTGTAACTAGTTGTCATAATTTCTCCTTGATCTTATCCCCTCATTTTCTGTTCTAACTCAAGGAGTTTTAGATCTGCTTGCTGTTGCAACCTTTGCAATGCAACATCCAGTTTATCATCAGCTACGTTTTTTTGCACATTTATACGTTGCCTCTGTATTTCGTTCTCAAGAACCTTTTCTTCAGCTCGTTGATTTTGTTTGCTTTCAAACTGAGATTGCTCTTGATCAAGCTCTTTATCACGCAGCTCGACTTCTGCCTTTCGTATCTCTACCAGAGGATCTTCTGATCCCTGACCGATAGATTGTAAAAACTCCGCACTGAGTTGCGCCATGATTGGTGCAGCAAATTGATCCAACAACATCTGTATTTGTTGTGCAGCTTGTTGCTGTTGATCCACTGGCATTTGTTGCAGCTGCTGTTGCACCTGATTAATTCTTTCCATGGTTTCTGGCGGTATTTGTTGTTGAGCCATCTCAGAAGCCAAAAATTGTAGGTGCTGCATCACATGGCTTATAACCATAGCTTGTATTTGCGGATTCTCTTTGACGACTTGCGTCAAGAACAAGGCTCTGTGTGTTTCAACATGCGCTGTATGGTTCTGGCCCTCAAAGGCTTGTGCTGGTTGTCCCATCAAGAACCCACTGTTTTCTAAGCCTGCGTCAATTGGTCGCGGAGTCATATCTGGTGGTGGTTGCAATAAAGCTTCCACATTGTCTACTCCCAACGCGCCATACATGCGTCTATACGCTTCGTATATGCCGTTTGGACCATGCACTTGTGGGTTTGATTGAACCATCTGCAAAAGCTCTTGTGCGAGCGTTATGCGCTGGCTCTGGCTAAATATGTTTGGATCAGATACCGGGATAACATCGATGCGGTCATCAAAGTCAGT